CGTTTTAAGTAATTCTCTTATACGAACAGCATCAGATATTCGAGCTGGTCTTATAGTATATTTATCTTTTTCCATCTTGTTTTATATTTACTCTTAGTGTACCAAATCTCCAATTATCTCCTACTGCTGTATTTTCTATTTTAATATTAGATTGTCTACCACGAATACGAGTATTAACGAACCTAGTTGTGTTGTTTACGGTCAAAGTTTCTCCTACAGTAGCTGAATCATTAGGATAATCTTTAACACTTAAAGTAATTACTGTATTTCCAGTTTGATCTTGAAAGTCTGGTATAACTTTATTAATAAAACTAAATGTCTCACCATCAGCTATATCTCCATCACCTGATTGAATAAAAGCTGGTAAAGCAGCACCATCAGCATTAACACCTGATTCTTGAGCATAGATTATACTTCTTCCTTGTGTTAATCCATTAATTGTACTTATAGTAGTTACATTAGAAGTAGGTAAATACTCTGTAGCTAAAGGATTAAATTCAACACCATTGTCTTGATAAGTACTTCTATCCATAGTTCCAAAATACCAAGAGTTTTCTAGATAATTATAAATTACATAACGATCACATTGATCAGAGGAACTAGAACAATAATACCATATTACTTCAGAGAAGTTAGAATTTTGAGCAGCATACACTTGAGGATATTGAATTTTATTAATATTATCAAATACATGATTTAATATAGGACAAGGTATTTCTTGAACTGATCCTGCATATCTAAAAAACTGTCCATCTGACATCCAGTAAGCTACATCATCTATGACTATTGCAGAGTTAAGACCTACAGCTCCACAGTCGTTACCTAATTGTCTAAATCCAAATATAAAAGGAGGACCTATAAAAGACATTGATTGCATTGTAGTATCTGTCCATACTAATATAGTTCCTTTAGCAGGTCTTGCACATCTTATTTCACTTCCACCAGCTATTCTTTGAGATCCTGCAGAGTTAGTTACATTAGGTGTCCATTGATTATAATTTTCTTGATCAGACCAACGAATAAACATTTTATCTTGAGTTGCTGTACTCCCAATAGTTGTCTCTGTTCCCATACACACGACGTGTCTAGTTTCTGTAGATACTATTGATAAAGTAGAATTAGTAGGAGCATTAGCTACAACAGTAGCTCTATTACCTGACATTCCTCCAGAAGTGTCCCACTCATAAGTTTCACCATCTTTTTGAGTAATAATTAAATCTTCTCCCCAATTATTAATAGACCATAACCTTGCATCAAGAGTAATTTGTGAAGTTGTTCTAGGAGTATTCCAAGTACCGGCATTCCAAGTACCAGCTCCCCAACCAAAACCAAAAGTTTGTTCACTTGGTCCAATATTTAATTGATAATTAACAGTACAATTAGCAGTAGGACCTACTGCAGAACTTGCTGTTGCACTACTTTGAATAGTATAAGCATCTGTATTTGCTATACTTAAAATTTCATATTCAGCATCTAATGTAGCTGCAGGAATTCCACCAACAGCTGCACTTACACTACTTAATGTGACAAAGTCACCTTGTATAGCCCCATGATTTGTATCTGTGATAGTTACAATAGCACTACTTGAAGTAGTACTAATAGCATTAACAAGAGCTTCTGTTGATCTTATAGGAGTAATATCTTGATTATCTCCACCTTGATATACATATATTTTACGATCAGTTCCTAAAGCTTCATATCTTGCTCCATCTAAAGCAAACCATTGTTCTAAAGCTCTTCCAACTCCTACATAATATTCTGGACTAAATTTAATCCAACCACCTATTTTTTGAGGAAGTCCTTTACGAAATCTTATTTTATCACAATCAATCCATCTACCTTCTGCACCTGTTTCAGTGTTTTCTGTATCTATTCCAGGTTGAAAATTTAATTGAGTCAATGGCATAATTTAAAGTATATAACAAAAATTATAAAATTATACTAAAATATACGGAGTATAAGAGTGGTGTTCTCATACTCCAAAAATACTATATCATCGTTTAAACCAAGATGGAAGACCTAAATGTAAGCGTTTGTCAAACAGATTATCTTTAGACCCTAGAGTTTTTCTATTGTTATAATGAAGGAATACTTGAGCACAATCTTTACCTTTAAATTTTTCTCTCCAATGTTCTAATTCACAACCAGAATAAACTAACATATCTCCTGGTTTTAAATTTACCTTAATTCCTTTTTTTTTAATTTCTCCTGATGGTTCTAAATAAATAGCCCAATCATCTCCACCTAAATTCATAGTGGTAGATATTTCACAACTAAATCTATCTTTATGTCTTTTTAATTGATCACCTTTTTTATATATTCTTGCATAAGTATAAGCTGGATATAATTTTAATTCTGTAGTTTTTTCCATAATGGGTTGACACTTCAACATTAAAGTCTCCATAGCTATATCAGAATAACTTGAGTAAGTATTTGGAATCTGTTCATCTGCTCCTTCATAATAACCAAGTAATGTTTCATAAGGTGAAATGTATCTAGCATTACGACAGGTATCTAATACTTGTTTTTTCATATGAAAATAGTTGTACAAAAATAAAGCTAGGTCTTTATTTATTGCTTGTTTTATAATTACGTATTTATTTTTTTTAAAACTCATATTAAAAATAATTAAAATTTAAAACCACTCTTCTTTTTTTGTTTGTAGTGGTAGTTCCTAAATGTTCTGTATCTGTATCAAAAATAACCATTCTATTTTCAACAGAATATATTTTCTTTTTAGTTTTTTTAAACTTTGTATAACCATTATTTGTATTTAAATAATATACAGCAGTTGTTGTTCTTTTATGTGTAAAGTCAACATGATATGATCCTTCTATAATTTTATTAGTATAATAAGTATTGTTCACTTTTATTTTTATCAATGAAATACATTTTAATTTTTGTATAATAGGAGTTAATAATTTAAGATGCTCAGAGTTAGGACTATCGTGATTATAAAACACATGAGCAAATTGAGTCTTATCAAAACTTTCTTCATCTTTAAAATCTAAATTAGGAGAAAAATACCAAGGAAAGTATTTATCAGTTAAAATAACTTCTTGTATTTTTTTAAAAGTTTTTTTATCTAAAAAATTATCTATAACTTTAAACATCTTTAGCCATTCCTTTTGGGATTGCTTGAATATTCCAATGTATAAATCTAAAAGGTTCTAATCCAAAGTCTATTGAAAATTCATGTTCTAAAAAACCAGGGAAAATAAGTAGAGTGCCGGGTTGAGGTCTATAATGAACAAGATCATTTCCACTAAGAATATCTTTTAAATTAAGTTTCATTTTTAATTTTGTAGCACGTGCTCCTGTTCTTGGTTCATGAAATATAGGATACGATGTTTTTTCACCTGCTTTTAAAAAGTAAAACCCTGATACGTGTTGATTCCAATGCACATGTGCTGAATGATGGCCACCACCATTCTTACTAAATTCTTGTACCCACATTTCACTAAACATTGTAGTGTATTGTTGCATATCATAACCCTGATAATTTAAATATTCCCAAGACTTTTGACCAATATAGTTTCTAAAATCTCTAAAATCATTATCAGTTGTAAGGGGTGTTGAATGATATGATCTTCCAAAATCTCCAAATTTTTTTATATGTGCTTTAGCTTCTAAACAGTTTTTAGCAGCTTTAATATATTTGTTAGATGCTTTAGTTAAAGATTTTATAAAATCTGGTTTTTGTTCAGACCAAATAGGTGTTTTAAAATATTCATTTATTTCCATATTATTTAAATGGATATCCAAGGTTCCACATCACCAATGAGTATCTAATTCCTTTCGTTACGGGTTTAACTCTATGCCATACAAACGATGGAAATACAATAATAGATCCTTTAGGAAGTATCTCTTTTGCTTGTTTAAGATGTTTAGCTTCTTCTCTCATATGTGGGTCATAGTTTCTAAAATCAAATTCTAGTTCTCCACCTTCATATTCTGAACCATCTGTTAATTGACAAGTCATAGATAGTTTTCTAATTTTACCATTTTCTGGATCATTTTTGTTGTCTTTTTTATAAGGCTTATCCCAAGAATCACAATGCCAATCATAATATTGATTGAGTTTATATTTTGTAAACTGACACGATTCAGATCTATCCCATTCATAATTCCAACCTGCAGATTTATTAGCTTCGTGGATATAAGGATGTAGTTCTTTATAAATCCAAGTATCATTTAACCAAATTAAATCAGAGTTTCTTTTTATTTTCATATCTCTAACTTGATCTTTAGTTAATTCTTTATCACCATAGCCACCTGTTCTTGCCATAGTTTCCGACTTGGATAGCCCATATTTTATAATGTCATCACAGATTTTTGGAGGTATCGCTGATTTAAAATACCAGTAATAATTAGATATATTCATAGGTAATAGTTTGTACAAAATTTAAACTATTTTTTTGATTATTAGTTAGGTAATACATATTAGTTGAAGGAAACATAATAAACATATTATCTTTAAGTTCTATATCCCAACTTCTTCCTTTACGTCTGTTATCTTCATAATGTATTCGAACCATACAGTCTTTAACTTTAACACCATAGAGTAATGTAAAGTCTGGAGAGTTACGTAGATCCACCGGATCAATATTTAATAAAGGAATTGTTGTCTCATTGGGTTTATAGATATTTCCCCACGTTGATTTGTTAACTAAATTAATGTTTTGTTTAAGACCAATAAAATCTTTTATATAAGTATTTAACTTATCATAAGTTTTTGAAAATTGTAGTTCTCCATTAGTTAAACTAGAGTGTAAAATGTGATGAGATAATTCAGTTCTATCTATTTCCCAATGTTCCGGCATCGAAACATCTCCAAAATATAATGCTTGTTCTGTTAATACTTTCTTGTGCATACTTAATATTATATTAAATAAATAAATATTAAGACAAATATTTATGCTAATCTATCTGTCAAGTCCCAAGTTGTATTAGCTTCA